ATCATTTGTTTGACCATCGTTGTTTTGTGTTGGATGTCCAGAGGGAAATAGGAAACACAAGATGCAATAAGGTTACGAGGAGAGCACGCAGGAAGGATCCTGGGTGTTATTTTTATGCTCCAAACACGATATGAGCCTAAAAGATGCGCGGCCGGTGACACCGATGACAATGGATAGTAGTAAGAGCGACACTCTTAGAAATGGAAAGGAGCTAAAAGAATGAAAACAAGATTTCCAATGACACTTCAGATGTTTGCAGAGCCCACGGGAAGCGCTGGAGGGACAGGCACCGGAGCAGAACCACCTGCAGGTGGAACAGGCGGGCAGACGCCGCCTGCTGCGGGAGCAGCCGCCCCGGCTATCGACTATGCAAAGATCCAGCAGATGCTGGACGGAACCCTGGCAGCGAAAGAAGATACAGCCCTGAAAGCATACTTTAAGCAGCAGGGACTTTCCCAGCAGGAGGTAGAACAGGCGATTGCAGCGTTTAAACAGCAGAAAGCAGCCAGCCAGCCGGATGTAAATGCACTTCAGCAGCAGGCGACACAGGCACAGGCGGCAGCAGCACAGGCACAGCAGCAGGCGGCAGCTACCATGGCGGCGGTAGCGCTGGGGATCGATGCAAAGACAATCCCTTATGTCCTCAAAATGGCTGATCTTAGCCAGACAGCGGGACAGGACGGGAAAATCAACGAAGAAGCATTAAAGAATGCGATAAACAAGGTCCTGGAGGACGTACCGGCGCTGAAGCCACAGGCCACGGGCTCAACGGGCTTTGTCCAAGTGGGAGCTGCAAGCGGGCAGCAGCAGACATCCGCATCAGAGGATGCATTGAAAAAAGCATTCGGACTTTAAAGAAAGAGAGGACATAACAAATGGCAGTATATGATTATGCAACAACCTTTACGCAGTTTCTGCAGCAGAAATATGCGAAAGAACTTTGCTCTGATGCGCTGGCACAGAGCAATCCGCAGGTAAAATTTATTAACGCCCAGACGATCAAGCTTCCGAGAATGACGGTATCCGGATATAAGGATCACACCCGTACCCCAGGGTTTAATGCCGGCACCATGAGCAACGACTGGGAGGCAAAGAAACTGGAGCATGACCGCGATGTAGAGTTCTGGATCGATCCGATGGATATCGATGAGACAAACCTGACGCTTACCGTAGCCAATATCCAGAATACTTTTGAGACAGTGCAGGCGATTCCGGAAAAGGATTCCTACCGGTATTCCAAGCTCCATGCTGAGCTGGCCCAGTATTCTGGCCGGATCAATACAGATGTGATTGCAGCAGCAAATTTTCTGGAAGCGTTTGATACCGAGATGGCATACATGGATGAGGCCGGTGTGCCTGAAGAGGGCAGAATCCTTTATGTGACTCCGACCATGCGGAAAATCGTCAAAGAAGCAGAGGGAATCCAGCGTGTCATGACAGTGACTACGCCCTCCACCATTAACCGTAAGGTACACAGCCTGGATGATGTGACGATCAAGATGGTGCCGGCGTCCCGCATGAAGACGAAGTATAACTTTACAGATGGATGTGTGGCTGCGGCGGATGCCAAACAGATCAACTGGATCCTGATCCACACATCCTGTGTGGTATGCCGCGACAAGTACAGCTATATCAAGCTGTTTACTCCAGGCACAGATTCCAGAACAGCCGATGGTTACTTGTATCAGAACCGTTGTTATGGAGATCTGTTTTTGCTGGAGATGAGAGTGGAAGGCTGTGCCATGAACGTGGAAGCCGGAGCATAAGGAGGTAGAGCTATGAAAGCAGTAAAAGGTAATAAGGAATACAACATTGAGGAGAGTCAGCAGAAATCCTATCAGGACACGGGATTTGACATCTTTGATGACAATGGAAAGCTGATTGCCTACGGAAAAGGAAAAACAGTCCCGTATGGCGATTACATGAAGCTGAAAGAGGAGCTGGAGGCAGCAAAGGCTGAGAATAAGATACTGAAGCAGGCCAAGGAGCAGAAGCCCGCCAAGGAGCAGAAGCCCACTAAGGAGAAAGTGGAGACGCCCGAAGAGAAGAAGGCAGGTGCATAAAATGGCTTATGTGCCTTATGCAACACCAGATTACTATCAACAGGAGTTCCGCGGCGGCCTGATTCCGGATGAAAATCTGGAAAAGGCATTGCTGACAGCCAGCCGTCATATTGATTCCCTGACCTACAATCGCATTGTGGGCCAGGGATTTTCCAATCTGACAGAATTCCAGCAGGATGTGATCCGGGAGGTAGTCTGCCGGCAGGCGGATTTTGAACATGAGAATGCGGATCTGATAGAGACTGTCCTATCCGGCTATAGCCTGAATGGGGCATCCGTACAGTTTGGCCAAGCTTGGAATATTTATGTCGGCAAGGGTATCGCAATGAAGAAAGATGTGTATGCTTTGCTGGCCCAGACGGGGCTGTGCTGCATGTTAGCGAGGTGAGATGATGAAATACCCGGACTTGGTGCCAAAACGGCTTTGCAAGACGCCGATACATGTCCATTTGGAATCTGAGGATATCAATCATATGGGGGAACCGAAGCGGGTGCTTGATCTGGATTTGATGTGCAATTTCCAGGATAAAGCAAAGACCATACTGACTGCCGAGAAAAAGCTGGTGCAGATAACCGGTGTGGCTATGTTCTGCGGCGATATTGCTCCTGCCTTTCCGACTCTCAGCGGCGGGACTGTGACCGTATTCGGTGAAAAGCGAAGGATTGAACAGGGAATGAAGTCCAGGAATCCGGATGGTACGGTAAACTTCTGCCAATTGGAGGTGATCTGATGCAGGTAAAATCGACTGTGAAACTGAACATGCCGAGGATCCGGCAGCTGACGGAAGCATCAGTGAGAGCATTGGTGCTGACAGCAGAAGAGCTGCACACAGAAGTTGTTCAGGCGCAGGTATTCCCGTTTGATACCGGAAATTTGCAAGACGAAAGTACCTTTGTGGATTATAGTAAAGCAGCAAAGGGAAAAGTTCGTATTGTATCGAATACTCCATATGCAAGACGACTGTATTACCATCCGGAATACCATTTCCAAAAAAAAGAGAACCCAAACGCAAAAGGCAAGTGGTTTGAGGACTGGCTTCCAGGGGGAAAAAATGCTGATTTTGCGGTGAAAGCATTCAAAAAATTCTATAAGCAAATTGGAGGTGTCTGATGCTGACATTAAAAGATATCCGTCAGTATATATCCAGTCTCAAAATAGCATCGGATGAGCATGTGTATATTGGGAAACTGGATAATAAGCAGGAAAAGTCCATAGGGGTGTATCACCGAAAAGCAGACGGACCGGCGCAGATTGCGCTTGGCGGTCTCTCCTGCACCAGCTATGGGACAAAGCCGATCTCTCTTCTGGTGCACTGGAACAGGAATGTGTCAGAGTCGGAAAAGGCTGCCTGCCAGTTATATGACAAATTAATTCACGAATCCAGCCTGATGATAGGGGATACTGAGATCCGATTTCTGGTCCTGCAGGTGCCTGAGCCTGTGGACGTGGGAACCGATGAGAACGGTATTTATGAATATGTCATCTGGCTGGATTTTATTTATCAAAGAAAAGAGGAGGAATAAAAGATGGCGAACGGAAAAGTATATCCGGTACACAGTAACAAATTTAAGTTTGGAACAAACGGTTTGGAAAGCACCGACGAGCAAATGGCGATGCCGGCAGATCTTGAAAATTTCTCGCCGGCGATTGATGGAACGGTAGAAGAATGGTACGCCATGGATGCTGAAGGTTGGGCTAAAGCAGCTATGACGGGCAAAAAACTGAGCTTTTCGTTTAAAGGAAAACGGTCTGTCGGGGATCCGGGAAACGATTATATCGCCGGACTGGCATGGAAGTTCGGCCAGGATGTTATGACCAAATTTGAGTGGGAAATGGTATCCGGCGCGAAGCTGGCCTGTGATGTGGTGGTTAATGTGACGACACCAGGCGGAGGAGACACCACGAATATTGATACGTTGGAGTTTGAGGTTATAGGCTATGGAAAGCCTGTATTTACACCGGCACCAGCAGCACCGATAGCGTAAGGAGGTTTTTAAAATGGCAAAGACAGTTGATATTACAGAGAAGCTTTCTTTTGAGGGCAATCCGGCATTAGTTATCAAAGGTCAGAAAGTGGAAGTGAATGCAGATGCTCCGACTATGTTAAAGGTCATGGGACTGATGTCGGCGGATGATCCTGGAGCAAACGAGATTCTGGAGGCATATGAGCTTATGTTTCCGGAAAAATCCAAAGAGAAGATCCAGAAGCTGAAGCTCAACTTTAAAGATCTGATCATTGTGGTTCAGGAAGCGGTACAGATCATCACTGGCGTGGAGGAAACGCCGGGAGAGCAGTGACCCGTACTATGATCTGTTCGAGGACTGGGATTTAATTGTTTCCAGTTTTTTGTCACAGTACGGGTTGAGAATAAGAACAAAAGAATTTGAGACTGTTTCCTGGGATGAATTCAAGTCATTGGTAGCAGGCGTTTCTCCGGATACCGTTCTCGGACGCGTGGTCTCCATTCGCTCTGAGACGGATCCGGAGGTGATTAAACATTTTACTACCGATCAGCGCCGGATCTATGATGAGTGGAAGTCTCATGAAGCAAAGAGGATTAAGGATATGCCAAAGGAAATCTTTGAACAGGAAATGGCTAATCTGGAAAAGATGTTTGCGGCGATGTGCCAGTAAGGAGGCTGATCAAGATTGAAAAAATAAAATGTGTTCAGTGTGGGCAGACCTTGCTTTTGGCAGAGCATGTCAAAGGGGAGATAAAATGCCCGCGCTGCAGGAAAATAAACAAATTGGAATTGGAGAAGACAGAGCCTAGAGCCACACCGAAGGAGTAGTGAGCCAGAGCCTGCTTTTTGAAAGATAAAGGCAGGTGAATGATGTGGCAGAAGATAGTGTTGCACAAATTGGTCTCGATCTTGTTGTAAATGATAAGAACTTTAAAAAGCAGATGTCAGGTATTCAGGGCATGGCGAAGAAGGCCGGCCTTGCCCTGGCCGCTGCTTTTTCTGTCAAGAAGTTAGTAGATTTCAGCGCCCAGTGTATTGAGTTGGGCTCCGATCTTGCAGAAGTCCAAAACGTAGTGGATGTTACATTCCCGAAGATGTCGAAGCAGATTGACGCTTTTGCGAAAAATGCGGCTGTTCAGTTCGGCCTATCCGAGACGATGGCGAAGAAGTTCACCGGAACCTTCGGAGCTATGTCGAAGGCTTTTGGCTTTGGAGAAAAGCAGGCATATGACATGGCTACGGCTCTGACGGGCCTAGCGGGCGATGTGGCATCATTTTACAACCTTAGTCAGGATGAAGCTTATACAAAGCTGAAATCTGTGTTTACGGGCGAGACAGAATCCTTGAAGGACCTTGGTGTGGTCATGACCCAGACTGCCCTTGACAGCTATGCTCTTGCAAATGGGTTCGGGAAAACCACCAAGAACATGTCCGAAATGGAGAAGGTTGCACTTCGGTATAAGTTTGTGCAGGATCAGCTTTCACTGGCAGCAGGTGATTTTT